CTACTTTGTTTATCTGAAACAATACCTTACTGCAACTGATACAAGTATGGGTGTTGTGCATTTCAGAAAGAACGCCAAGCAATGTATCAGCTATGGTCCTCTGGAATGGAAGATCATGAGTGATACTTTCAGAACAAAAGAAGAAACACCAATACATGCCACACCTGATACTGTGGCCTTTTGTTGCACCAGTAGCGGTACGACTGGTGATCCTAAGCTAATAGGATACACACACGAGTTTCTATATAAACTTTGTCAGTATAATCGGAGTGCCCTCGGTTACGATAGAGACGACAAGATGGTTCATCTATCAAGCCTCAATCATGGTGGTGTTATCTCCCTGTTACTGCCTGCTCTGATGACATGTAAAGAGCATTACTTTAAGGTATTCTCACACGGTCGTGATCCTGTTGATACGCTTGTTGATGACTGTATAGACAAAGGCATAACCAAGGTATTCTTTTCTAATGGCGGCGAGGTCAACTGTTTCTTGGGCTCATTACATTGTCGCAATAAGAACCTACCTAATGCTTCTCTCTATCTACTCTCGTTTATATCACCAAAGTGGAAGCCGATAGTTAAAGCTGGCCGTGTAAAGGATATCGTCAGCGTGTTTGGCTGCTCCGAGATATGTGGCCCCGTATTCTTACCTCGTTTGGATATACACAATGTAGATACATTTGAGCCAACATACTTGGGTCACCCAACCACTGGCTTCTATGATACCCGAATAGTTGGTGATAGAATACACACGGTTGTGAATGATAAAGAGTTTGTCTTTGATGATATTGTCCGTGAGGATGATGGTGTTCATTTCATATCTAAGACCAGACTATCCAAGATCAATGACATTGATATCAACCCACTGGATATCATTCACATACTGGAAGAGTTTGCCACAAGATATGTGTTCGAAGTCTATGTGGATGAGGTCTACAACGAACTATACATCATAACAAGTAAGGAAGACCTCGTGATCGATAAGGTGGAAAAGTTCTACTTCGGTAATGTTCCCGTCAAGATGATATATTACCCAAGTTTGCATTACACACGGGTCAACCACAAGGCGGACAGTGAGAAGCTAAAGGCTATTGTTGAGAAGCAAAGGAAGATTGACAAATGAAACGGCTTGTAGTATTATTGACAATGATTAGTGGAACAGCTATGGCATCGGATGACATATCATGCGAAAAGAAAGTTAGTGATAGCCATATCATCCACTGTAAGGCAAAGAAGGTGATGGATGTTTCGCTGGTTAACATTAATGGTGGTGAGTGTGTCGCTCCTGCATTTCACTGGCATGGTTCAGGTGGCTTCTCAATTCCCGGAACTAAAGAATGCCACTATGTCAGTGCCGTTACCTTATCCATAGACGGACATAATAAGACTTTTGCTCCACTTTAGTCTTGACTTTTCAAATCAGATATGTTATAAATATTATGCTTAGGTCGTTGAGAGACGAAACATAGGTTTCTTGGACGTGGGGGCAGTTCCCACCGCCTCCACCATAGATACACAGCCCAATGCTCCGGGACGTCATCCGGAGGGAGACAGACAACGGAGGGGTTTCGCAAATCCATGTGTCTGTAGAAAAGGGAAGCGACTGTGTATCTTTGATGGGGGCGATTCAGGTTCGACAGGATTCAGTAAGGTCGTAAGGAGACCGAAAGCAAATCGTAAATGCAAACGATAACAATGCATATGAGGCTTTCGCTCTAGCAGCGTAATCCTTTGGGTATGGGCTCCACCTCGAAACAGAACGGGCCCACTTCACGAAAGGATTATATTATGAGTGAGAAAGACAAATACACTGGTATGCGAGAGTTCAACTTTGCTCTAAGCACCAACGTCTATATCTGTGCCTTTGCTGGCATCTTTCTTGGTGCTATTCTCGGCTACTGGGCAACTGGTTCGATTGAGATCACCATCGCCTCTGCCGTCACAATCTCCCTTCTCTCTGGCATTTTTGGAATGTTTGTATGAACGCCGAAGATATCCAAAAGTTTAGTATGGCCATCGAGGAGATGGTCTACATGAAAGACATTCCTTACATTGATGCAGTTGTCATGTATTGTGAAGAAACGGGTTTTGAGTTAGAGGTAGCCGCTAAACTTATCTCTGGCGTCCTCAAATCCAAGATCAAATTAGAAGCCGAAGACCTCCACTACCTCAAAAAGTCAAACACCTCCCAACTCCCTCTATAATATGGTGATATGATGTTTAGTGAATATGAAGTATATGATATTGAAAAAGCAAAGAGCAATATCAGAACTCTAATCAGAAACCGTAACCTTTTGTGGAATGGTATCACTCGCAATGTTGTGATTGCTGGTGGTTTCTTTACCAGTGTCCTACAGAACAAACCTTTCAAGGACATTGATATCTTTGTATTGAATAATGATACTACTGTTTATAACGAGTTGACCGGTGGTTTTCACAATGCCTCGGCGCCGACGCAGGTCAATATGACCGAACATGGTATAATGCGCCGTTCTGAAATGATGTCGTATATGCACAATACAAACATTCTTGATGTTATCAATAATACTAAAACACAGGCACAGTATATTCTCACCAAGTATCAGACCCGTGAAGAACTACTAAATCACTTTGATTATAAGCATTGTAAGGTGTCGTATGTTCCTGAGGAAGATAAACTCTATATCAACCGTGAGACCTTTGACTGTATCAAGAATAAGATCCTCAAGTGGAACAATAAACAACTTGATCAACCAAATCAGATATATCGTAAGAACAACTTCCTCAATCAAGGTTGGGTGCTTGAAACAGATAAAAAAGAAGAACAATCATATGGTAATATTTTGATGCAGTCTTATGAGAAGTTGAAAAAATTGAAAGAAGAAGCTGCGGGCGTGATGTTGGATGCATACGAACTCCCGGTGGGCGGTTTTCAGAGCCAAAAAGAATATGCTGATGCTTTCCGCCAGAGCCAAAGAGAATATGCTGATGTTTTCTACGAAGAATATCTTGCAAAGACAAAATGAAGCATCTCTCCGGTTACGGTGCGTATATGCTATTCTTGGCCTTGCGAACACACTTTACCAAGGACAATTATGACTTCTTTGTTATGTGTGGCAAGCTACGTGCCAATAAGGATTCATATAACAGAAGAACCGACAGGGCTTTCTTTGAGAAGGTGGCCAGAGATTATGATGCCAAAGAGTTGAGGGACCTATTCATAGCCAACCTTCTACAAGACAAGCACTACATACTGGAGTTCATAGATGAAGAAGCCGACGAGGTCTATACTGCTTATAAAAGACGGAGACAGGCTTTATCATATGTCTGTGCCGATGACATGGACAGAATTTTCAATCAGACTGATATTAAACGGTCGTTCTCTGCCAGTAAGGATCGGTATCCTGACCTTATTACTCTATTCCTGCGTGGTGTCGTATCGATAGAGACGATGGTGATACTGGACGACCTGCTCGGTTTCACCAGCAAGTATGATAAGATATACTACGATGATTCCATATGGCCTAAAATTTCTCGAAAGATAAGTAAGTATAGACCATTCCTAAAGTATGATAAAGTGAAGATGAAAGACATACTGAAAGGTATCGTGAATGAGCAAAGAAAAGAGACAAAAGAGATTCCAGCAGAAAGACCGTCATATAGAGCGGCAGTTTGATATTGCCAAGAGTAATCACCACGGTTACTATAACGACAATAACAAGCACCGCCTACATAAGATGCACGCCATGGACTGCGGCAATCCTCGCTGCTATATGTGTGCTAACCCTCGTCGGACATGGGGTGAAAAGACCATGCCAGAGATAAGATTTGAGTGTTCAGCCGTGGAGCAGACCAATAAGGACTCTATCGGCAAATGGGAATGGGAAGATTTGAATGATCCTGCGGTAGAATGGTGACTAAATAGGTAAGAACACTCTCGCAATGGTTTTCCCTGTGAGGTTTCTATCTTTTAGAAGGAGAAAGGTATGACAAGAGACGATCTAATTGATTCAATGGAAATCATCATCAAGGAACATGCGCCTGCCCAGGCGTCAGAATACATCTATCGCCTATGGATGAACCATAATGACTATGAAATTAAAAAGGGTAAGGTAGTTCATATTACCCTTGGTCTTGATATCTCTGAAAAGTTACCAAGAACCACTTGACAGGGGTGAAAACCCCTGTTATACTACGACCTTACATTATGATACTGTGGATAATACGAACATACATCGAACATACGGAGAAAATATATGAATTTTGCAAACCTCAAGAAACAGTCCAAGGACTTCACCAAGCTACTTAAGAAGGTTGAGGAAGTCAATAAGCCAACCTACGAGAATGCCGATAACACCGACAACTATTGGAAGCCAACACCTGATAAGGCTGGTAACGCATTAGCTGTCATTCGCTTTCTACCAGGTGCCGCTGTGGACGGTGACGATGCACTACCATGGGTTCAGTATTGGGACCATGGTTTTCAGAGCAAAACAACCGG